GTGAAATTGTAGATCTTTACAGGTCTGCTAAGTCGACTTTCCCGCTATTTTGGGATAACCGAACATAACTGTTCTCCTTGATCAAGTAGGAAGATACTTATATTGTTGTTGAAATATTTGTGTCTCCGAAGGTCCTGAGCTTTTCAAAGCATCAGTTCTGAGCTTATCGAGTAAAAGGATATACTCGACTAGTTTCTTGGTCATGTCTACCTGTGAACGTGTGATGATATCACGAGTCCTTTCGTGTATTACTGCGAATGGATCTTGTGCTATACCAGCCTTGTCCCATTGAAGAATTTCTCATAGGGGCATGTCCTTATCTTTCATGCGGGATAGTTTGTTCCGCGTGTCAGTAAGCAATCTGCGAAGTACCCTTATAGGGGGTATAAGTAGGTTTAACTGGTTGAAACTCGGGTCTGTTGAACCTGATTGAAGAGAATCAATCAGGGGCTTTACTACCGTGTCTAATTCCCGGAATTTCTTAAGTAAAGCACTCGCAGACTCTTCTAGTCGCTTTCCCTGTAGGTCAGCTAACATGGAGTTTATATAGGCTACCCGTGTGCCTTCCTTCATGTGGCAACTGCCGGATATAAAAGGTGTTAACCTCTCAAAGAGGATTAACCTGTGTACTCTCGTGTTCCCCTCATCAAGATGGGTTGCGAGTAACACTGTTCGGTAGGCCTGCTCTGCAAAACGAGCATGCTGATTGAGAGCGACCAAGAATTTACGGAAGATTCCCGGGGCCGGTAACATGTTGGAACTGGGGACACGCGAGAACGCATCCATTAATTCTGGAATAAGTCGATATCAGTGATCCCCGATATCTAGGATTCCCTTAATCGGGATCCCGGAAACCTCCTTACCATCCGAGTACCACCTTTTGGCGAACTCATACATAGTTGGAGATTTGTGAGTTTTAGTGGGTGAGATTTCCACACCCAGTGATGAGATCAGTCTTGTATATTCAGACGCTATTTTATCATCACTAATCACAATATCATCACCCAGAAGCATGTATTTGCCCCTGGCACTGATCCCCACTCGCCTCGCGGCGATGTGAACCACTATGTGATGACTTAATGTAAACACTGCTCATGAAGAGTAAGCGCCCATAGGCTGTCCACTGTGATAGTGAACAGGAATTGCCTTAGGGTCCCAAGTTATATCAAAGGGGAGGTGAACCATAATCCTCGCTCACGATTCTGAGTATCTCTCGCTGTAAATCAGCTTAAGAACCTTCTTTTGAAAACTGATAGGAAATCTATCGGTGGCGTTCTTGAGATCCAGCGAGTGATAACTGGATGTTGGAGTTCCTGGAACTTTAGAAGTCTGACAGTATGTACAATCAGCTTCTAGTCCCTTCAATACTTGCATGAGTTTATCGTGCAAGGGAAGTAGGACTGCCTGCGATCAATAATCAAAGATCGCGATGATACGCGACTTCGCCTCTGGGTCAAGTACTACGGAAAGTTTTCTAAGTTTCGTAGGATCTGGGGGTGAAGGCACATCACATGCAGCGTACCATTTGGTAAGATCCACATGCGTCGATATGAACTTAATCGACTGTGCCAAGGTATTGTTCCCACCTAGTTCGAGAACATCACCTAATATGGGTGACTTGACTAGATTCACGGCATCGGCAGCACAACTTATTAGTGCTTGTCCGTTAGGACCTTTCTTGGTCGACGTGTGGAACTCCTCTCAACGAGGTTGCGACTGGCCTAACGGGATTCTCAAATCCCTTAAAGCCTGTTCGATTTCTTGGTCTATATTGTGATCCAATACTTCTGTACTTGGTGATACAATAGGACTCAGATCTGGAGTCTTGTGACCCCCTTCAATAGATCTACTATACATTAGAAGGGTTAGCAAGATTCTCACATCTTGTTGGGAACCTTTCTGAGCGTAAGCCTGTAAAGGCCCAAGCTGTTTCGGTAATCCCGCTCTATTTAAACCTATGTTTAACGAGCTTTTGAAAAGAGGATCCCCGGAAAGGTAACGTGTAACGTGTAGACGAACTACTTTAAGTATTTGTATAGCGTGGTACTTTCCATGCGACTTAATTAACTTCTCTACATGATCTACCCAGTAATAAATCTCACGAGTATGATCCCTAGTATCCCTTATTACTTCGCTGATTATCAGGCGGAGGAGGATACCCCGCTGGCTTCGAGCCAGCTGGTCTTTGCCCTGTTGAGGGCCAGTCTTTACGATGGAACTGTATTTCTTCGGGGGCAACGGTGGTGACCCTACTTTCACTTGAGGTTTATTGGTGTTTACCATAAGTTAATGAGAATGGATCTATTCTCCCAAAAGAGTGCGTGCTGTCTCAGATCTTTCGACCTGGAGCCATTCCAACTCTAGGGGAAAAGTAAGGTAACCACATGTTGACGAG